GGTGAACTCGGACGAGCCCGCAAAGCTGCCAGACATGGCGTTGGGGTCGGTTGCAGTTTCCTGCCCGCCCGCCGCCTTGAAATAGAGTGCTTTCCAGTAGTCGGCTGAGAAGAAGTTGGCCATCAGTCGAGGTCGTAGGTTATGGCGGTTCTGTTGCCGTCCGTGTCCACCGTCGCGACGATGCGGTTTGCACCGTCAGCCACCGCATTGCGAATGGTAATGGTCGCCGTCCCGCCGCCGCTGATCTTGCCCGCCGTCGCCGCCGTCACCAGACGCAGCGCCTGCCGAAGCGTCATTCCCGTTTCGATGTCTTCCTGATCCAGCAGGTAGGACGAGAACCCTTGCGCCTCCAGCGTCACAGGCGGGGCGAATGAGCCAGACATTGACCCCGTCGCGTACCGGATCGCCTCGAACGATGCGACACCTGCAAACGCGCCCACGATGTTACCCTTGGCGAGTACCGCGCCAGAGAAGGCAGCGACACCCGCGAACGATCCAACCGCACCCAGCGCCGCCGTGACGTTGCCTGCGAAGGCCCCGACACCAGCAAACGAGCCGACACCTGAGACAACTAGCTGGCCCGTGCCGGCGAAAGCTGCAACGCCCGCGAAGGTCGCCGCAAGGTTCCGGCCCGCAGCGATGGACGCCGTGAACGCTGCAAGCCCGTTGGCCGTCGAGTGCGCTGAAATCCCGCCCGCCGTGCGCGGCATCATCCAGCCGCGTGCGCCATACCCGGCAGGGATAGAGGCGAGTTCGTAGGCCTCTGTTCCGCCTGCTAGTGCGAAGTTACGTAGGGCGCCGTTGCGGCCCCAGTTGGAGCGCGTGTTGACCTGCGCCGAACCTACGCCAGACGCGTGCGCTGTCGATGTACCGCCAAGCCAGCGGCCCGGCGTCTTGTTCAGGACGCTGTAGTTACCCCACAGCATCTCAAGCCCATCCCAGATCCAAGTGTCCGAAAAAGCTGGAGTTGTTCGGAATGGCCGAGCCCGCGTAGATCATCCACGCGAGGCAGGCCCCGTCATAGACACGCGGCATGGACGGAAGCTGGTTCACCAGGTCGCGCTCTGCTGCCACGCCCAGCGTGGTAATCGGCAGCGTCAGCAGCGGCTTGGCAAAGCAAAGGTTGTAAACGCCCGCGGTAACGCCTGCGCTCGCAAGGATGATGTTCTGGATCGTCCTGATCCCCGCATCACCGCCAGCGAGCGGGAAGAACGGCCCGAACTTGCCCGAACCTGTCCCGCTGTAGGGAACGCCAAGCAGCGGCGAAGTTGCGTTGTTCGTCGGCAAGGCTGGCGTTGATGGCGTCGTGCGCGAGCCGGTTCCTGCGCTGTTGGTATAGGTCAACTGGAACGTTCCCGTGCCCGCCGTGCCTGCCGTCGAGGCTACGAGAAACGCTTGCACCCCTGCCCCGTCCGAATAGCGCGGCAGGCGAACCGTCATCGTGTTCGTGCCAGAGCCTGCATCTGTAAACGCAATTGCCGTCGTCGCGACCGCGTTCGTCAGGGACGTGGCAAGGCGCGATGTCGTCGCAGAGACGCGGATCGTCCAGTAGATCGTGCCCGCCACAAGGCCCGTGGGAAGCGCGCCCGTCGTCGTGAAGCTCACAGGCGTATAGGTGTCGTAATCCGCCACCGTGGTCATCAGCAGGCCAGACGAGGACGAGAAGGTCACGTTTTCCGTGTTCACCAGCGTCTTCGTGCCGGCCGTCGAGATCGTCGCGTTGGTCAGCGTGGCGTAGCTCAGAAGGTCAACCAGCATCATCACACACGGCACGGTCGTTGCTGCCGCCGTGAAGGCGGAGGCGTTCAACAGCACCTTGTAGTCCGTCGCACTCGCCCCGACGTTTCCGCCGTGCTGGATGCCGCCATGCGTCGTGCCGATGTCGTATTGCGGCTTCTGAACCAGCGTGACGCCAGAACCCAGCGCCGTATTGGCAACCGGATTGCCTGCGCCGCCCGCCAGGAATTGCCACGAGCCTGCGACAACCGTTCCGCCCGTCGCGTGGTTCTTGTTCCAATCCGCGCGGAAGAACTTCCCCGAGTTGGAGACGTTCGTCACGAGGTTATCGAGCGAGGAAAAGCCAGCCATCTAGTTCCACACCGTTTCGATTGTGCCCATGATCTGCGCACCCGACAGCGTCCCGCTCGGGTAGCAGATCAGATTGAGGTAAGCGTCACTCTTGATCTCAGCCAACTGGACGCCGTCGAGGATCATGTCGCGCTCAACCGGCGCCGTGATGTCGTGAACCGCGAACGAAGCCAGCGGCTTGACCAGAACCAGCGTTATCAGCCCCACGTCGCCCGTCAGGAATGTGCAGCTCTCGATTGATCGCACGCCACTGTCACCAGCCTGGAGCGGGATGAACGGCCCGGCGCATCCAAGCGTGGCCGGTGCCGTCGAAATGATCGTCCCGTTCACCGTCTGCGTGTTGCAAGTAACCGTCGCGCTTGTCCGTCCCGCAACGCCGTTCGAATTGGTATAGTTCACGCGGAACGAAACGCCGCCAATCTGCGAGGCGACTTCCACCGCCATGATCTTAACGCCCGCCCCTGTCGGATACCGTGGCAACGCATCGCCAACGATCATCGACTGCGCGTCTGTCACGCTCATGTCCACGAAGGGGTAATACAGCAGGTAATCACACAGGATGCACGGCAGCGGGACCGCAGTCGTCGTCACCGTCATCGCCAATATGCGGCGCAGGTGCTTCGTGTACGTCCCGCCCGGCGTCGCGCCGTGGAACAGCCCGCCATCCGTCGATTGCGCCAGCGCCTTACCGATCAGCGGCGCCGCCGCATAGAAGTTCGGAACCGGATTGCCCGGCGACATCGAGAGGTCGAACCAGATGCCCGAACCCGTCGTCTGGGTCGGGACTTTCCGCCATCCGAACAGCGTGGCCTGTCCAGCCTCTTCGGCGTCGATCAGCTCCTTGAACGAGCGAAACGCGGTCATGGCGCAGGCTCAGGTTCGGGCTCGGGTGGAGGCTCAGGCGGAGGCTCCTCCTCGCTCACCACGTCAGCAGGAGAGACACAGGCACAAGCCTTCCACGCTTGATTATCTTCAACCCGCGTGAGCAGCCCGCACTGGGTGCATGTGTGCCGATAGATAATCATCAGTCCTCAGTGCCGTCCAGGTCGCCTGCGCCAAACTGCGGCTGGATGCCTGAGCTGATCGCCAGCGAAGCCGACAACGCACCGCGATACAGCACCTTACCCGTGCCACTCGATGCCGTGCCAATCGCGAAGTATGTCGCCGTCTCGGAACCGCCGGTGCATTGCGGGAACTGCACAAGCGCGGCGTTCGTCACCGCGTTGCCCGACACCGTCCAGCCAGCGCCAGAGCGTGCGACAGCGACCCGCGCATAACTCGTGTAAGCGCATTCGTTCGTGGTCTGGGTTCCAGCTTCGCCCGGGTCGGCCGTGTGCAGCGACACATAAAGCGAGCCCGCCGTAGCTGACGGTTGCAGGCCCGATGCGTCACCAATGAGCGCCGCTGCGGTGTTGTTGAAGATCAGCAAAAGCAGATCGTTCTCGAAGGTATTGCCCTTGCTCATTATTCAATCCCTATCGGCTTGCCATCCGCACCACGGACGATTGACTTAGGCTTGCTCAGTGCCGCAGCCAGGGCTTGCAGGCCCATGCCTACAGCATCCCCGCTCTTGTCTGGCTTCTCGGTTTCCTTCGGCTTGGACGCCTCGCGTTGCGCGCGGTTGTCCTCTGCCATCGCTTGACGGTCAGCCATGCGCTCGGTCAGCGCGGAACGCTCGCGTTCCATCTCGACGTTCGCCGCCAGTTCCTGCTGCTTCAGCCCAAGTTCAGCGCGCTTCAGGTCCAGCTCTGCCAGCTTGAATTGCAGCTCCTGCTGCTTGATCTGTAGTTCCTGCGCTTTGATAGCCGTCTCGCCCTGCGCCTTGACCTGCTCAGCCGTCATCCGCTCGCGCTCTAGCTCGATGTTGGACTGCGCAAGGGCGCCCTCGTTCTGCGCCTTCGCCATGTTCAGCGCGGCGGAGCTTTCCTTTGTCGCGATCTCGGCCATCGCAGCGCGTTCCTGCATCTGCGCCTGCTTCTGCGCTTGCGCCTGCGCCTCGGGGCTTTGCTCGCCGCCGCCCGACAACAACTCCGTCATCTTCTTCTTGCGCTGCGCCGGCAGGCTGCTCGCCTCGATCAGCGCCAGTGCGTAAGGCGGCGGCAAGGCTGCAAGCTGCGGCATGATCTGCGCGAGTTGCTCGAACTCCTCGGACTGCAACGTCACCGTGTCCGGTCCCGTTTCGAGGATCACGTCAACGTCCATCTGCGCGACAGCGTTCTGTACCATCGGCTGACCCGTCATCGGGTCCACCTGCACCTGGTTCAGCCCGATAAACTGTGTGGCCGCCTCGTCGTCCGTGATGCGAACCCACTTCGGGGCCTTCCAGAATTGCTTGATGCGCGCCCATGTCGCCCGGTAGACGCGCAGCTTGAAATCGTTGAAGCGGTCATAGAGCGGCGCGAGCTCGGCAAGCCCCGCCTGCTGCTGGGCGATGATGGCGCGTCCGCTCTCGCCTTCCGTGCCCTTGCCCTGCAACGCATTGTTCGGCCCGAGAAGGTCAATCTCGGCTTTTGCCTCCTGAAGCATGTTCAGGTTGCCGGTCGTTTCCTGCGCTGTGTCCAGCACCTGCACCGCTTGCGGGTCTACAACCTCAACCCAGCCATCAGGGCGGGCAATCTCGCGCTTGGCCTGCCCGACATCAGCAACGGCGCCCTGTTGCGCCATGACGCGCCGGGAGTGCAGGAAGTGGACGGCCTTGGAGCGCCTGTGGTTGATCTCGTCCTGCGGCCCGCGCATGTCGTGGACCACGCCGTAACGGGCGTTCTCGCGGTCAACATAGGCGCTGAACGCCTCGATGGGACAGACGGTCTTGCCCTTCTCGTCGCGGTAGTAGCTTGGCCCGTCCATGACGAGCGTGGAGCCGACAACCACCGCGTAATTGTGCTCCGCGCCCTGCTTGTAATAGTCC